CTGGTTGTAAACGCTCAGTTGTGCCGTGCCCGCGGTGGCACGCTGCAGCTCATGCTGGCGTCCACGCTTCGTGTTGGCCGACTGGACGTACTGGGTGATGTCGACCCAGTCGGGCGTCGTCCACGGGTCGGTAAACGACATCTGGATCTGCACGATCGGCATGATGAGGCCACCGGTTGGAGTGGTGACCGTGGTGGGGTTGCGCTGTCCACCAAGGGCGACCGTGCCGAGTTGTGAGAGCCCGAGCTTCTCGAAGGTGCGGGTCACGTCAGGCCCAGCGTGCCGTAGCCGCCGGTGCGCTTGAGGCGGAGCAGCGAGGGCAGCAGGACGCTACCCACATCAGTGCCAGCGATCTGGACGGTGATATGGACCGGGGTGTCCGAGCCGCCACCACCGAGGGCACCGTTCGGGATGATGGTCCCGCTGCTTGATGGGGTGAACAGTTCCGGCCCCTGCTCGCCGACGAGATAGGTCGACAGCGATGACACTGGGCCACCGGATGCTCGGCCCGCATGGTTGATTGCGGCCCCGGTGGGCGGTGCGGGGGTGGCCGGCTTCGAGCCGCCACCGCCACCGAACACGAAGTCCCAGGCGTTCTTGACATCTTGGACTGCACTCTTGACCACGTCGACAGCGGGCTTGATGTAGGTGTCATAGGCAGACGTGACTGCAGAGCCGAGCCCCTGCCAGATGCTCGACCAAACGGTGCTCAGATCATTGACCACGCCCTGCACGTCAGCGATGCCGGCCTTGATGAGTTCCCATACCGGCTTGATGACGGCCCAGGCCAAGTTGATCGCCGCCGAGATGGCACCCCATGCGACGTCGAACGCCGTCCGTAGGATCTCGACACCGACCTTGATGTCGATCGTTAGCACGGTCTTGAGGATGTCGAAGATCGGCTTGATGATCGCCCAGGCCACGTTGATGGCGGTGGAGATCAGCGTCCATGCGATCTCGAACTCGGTGCGGATAATGGTGACGGCGACCTTGAGTTCGATCACCAGCCATTGCTTCAGGAACTCGAAGATCGGGCGGATGATCGCCCAGGCGGCATCGACGTAGGGTCCGATCAGCGTCCACACCTGCTTCCAGTGGGCGTGCAGCTCGTAGATGGCGACGCCGACGAGCGCAACGGCGGCCATCACCAGGCCGATGGGTCCGAGCACGAACGCCAGCGCACCACCAGCAGTGAACAGACTGGCTACAAATACGCCGATGGCGGCCACCAGTACGGTGCCGACGGCAATCGCAAGAATCTCGGCGACTTCCTTGTGCTTCTCCAGCCAGGTGACGGCGTGCTGGACTGCGGTAACGACCTTGTCGAGGATGGGGATCAGCTTCTGGCCGAGGGTCTGCAGCAAGTTCTCGCCGTTGGCCTTCATCTCGGCCAACTTGCCGCTCATGGTCCCGGCAGCTGCAGACGCCTGCCCGCTGAACCGCTCGGACAGTGCGCCGATGATCTGCCCGCCGGCGGACTGGGTATCCGACAACTTCTTCTGTGCCGCCTCAGCCTTGCCGAGGGCCGCTTCGTAGGCAGCGTGGGCCTTAGAGCTGGCATTGAGCGCATCGGGAGACTTGGCCAGGATTGCGCCCATGGCATCCTGGGCCTTAGCCAGTCCGTCCTGGGCCTTAGCGGTGGCCTTGGCCCCACCGGCGGCGATGTTCAGGTCGATGCCCATCGCCTTGAGCGGCTTGGTCATTCCGTTGGATGCCTTCTCGACCAGCCCGATGGCGGTCTGCAGGTCGATGTGCTTCGCCGCTGCGATGTTGGCGGCCAGCTGCATGTCCTTCATCACTGGGGCGTTCTTGCCCTGCGACGTGACGAGGCTGGCGACCGCTGCCTCGGTCTGAGCGTTCGTGTACCCGAAAGCCTCCATCGCCTTCGAGGTGGTGTCGATCTGCGGCTTGAGCGCCTCAAACGACGTACCGGCTGCCTTGGCCGAGGCTTCGAGGCTGACGTGTGCGGTGTCGTACTTCTCGGCCATGTCGACCGCAGCGAGCCCGACGCCGACCGCTACGGCACCGACGCCCAGGAGCGCAGCGCCACCGACCTTCTGCATCTTCTCCATGCCACCCGAGCCGGACTTCTCCAGCTTGTCCATCTCGAGCTTCGCCTCGCCGATCTTGGCGGTGAACTCGCTGGTGTTTGCCCTCAGGTAGGCGATGACCTCGACAGCACCCATTACTTGAACCTCTCGTAGGCTTTAGCCATCGCTTCTTCGTAGACTTTGCGGATCTCGGCATCGGCCCCCGATACCCCGCTGGCCATAAACCCGTACTTTTCTTCCATGGCGGCTCGGTAGAGCGGTACGCCACGCACCTGCCCCTTGCTCGAGGTGCCCGCCTTGCGGCTGGATGCAGCGCCAGCCGACCCGTGGCGCACGACTCCAGTGCCCTTTTTCTTGCGACCGAAGGGGCCGACCTTCATCGAGTAATCCCCGACCCCCAGGTGGACGATGGTGCGGGAGTTGCTGATCGACTTCTTCAAGTTGCCCGACTCGGCCAGGGCCCGAGGGTCGGTGCCCTTGTACACCGGGGCCTTCGCCTTCGCCTTGCGGACGATTAGCCGGCCACTGGCCCGCAGCGCATACAGGGTGGACTTGTCGGTGACTCGGTCCATCTCTGCAAACGCAGACCTAGCCGGCCCGGTGAGCATCGACATCGAGAAGAACTCAGCCATCGACCGCCCCCGCTATCCGTGCTTGTTGCTTCAGTTGGTGGTTGAGGTGGACCGAATGGATACGCGCCATCACCCGCAGCTTGAAGTCCGACTGCTCGTCCTCGGGCGGCTGCCACCAGGGGCACGCCTGCCCGATGAGGTACGTCTCGTGACACTCACTGAGCCAGCGGGGTAACGGTTCGGCGAGCCTGCCGCCTTCCAGTAGCGTGCCGAGGGCTAGGAAGGCGGCGTAGGGGAATCTTCGTCAGGGGTCGCCCCGAAGTCGGGCTGGAGGGCGTCGGCGTAGCCACCCTTCTGGCAGGCGGCATAGATGGCGTTGATGGGGCCATCGGGCAGCCCGTCGAGCACCTCCTGGCAGACTGACCCGAAGGACCACTCCCGCACTACGGCCAGGACCATGGCCTCGGCAAGGTCCTCGAACCCATCGAGGCCGTCAGCGGACGACATCATTGCCTTGCCCATGTCCGCCGCCAGGACGGCGTCAGTACCATCGAGGCTCGCTTCGCTGGCACGGTTAGCGGCAGTGGCGATCTCGTACATCTTGTGCCGATATTTGCGGGCCGCCTTGCGTGGGATCTCATCGGCCTCACGCAGCTCGGCCCACTGATCACGTGGCAGTTCGAGTCTCGGCATCAGTAGAGGGTTGCCGTGCCGGTGGTCTTTGTCGACAGCGTCACCTTGGCCGGCGACAGGCCACCACCAGCGGTGGTCTTGTCGGTGGTGTTGGCGATCGCCTGGAAGGGCACGTCGATGAACACGTATGCCTTGCCGTGCTGCACCAGCTTGACCTGCTCGTAGTTTGCCTGGGTGCACTGAATGGTGACGCCGTTGTCGTTGGCGGCTACGCCCTGCCCGATGCGAGCGGTCAGCGTGAATGCAGGCTGGCTCTGGTTGATGTAGTTGAGCAGCTGCACGTCGTCGTCCACGATGATCGAGGTCTTGACCGATGCCGCCACCGGGCCGCTGAAGATCGCCAGCGGGTCTTGGATGCCCTGCAGGGTGAAGATCTCGCCGAATGACTGACGCTTGAATGCGTAGTCGGCGTGCTCGACCTTGCCGGTGATCGTCCCGCCGATGCTGACCGTAGCGGTGCGGGCCGGCAGCGGAGTGAACGACGAGAAGGCCGGGGGGATGGTAGCCGGGTTGGCGACCACTCCCGAGGCGAAGCTCTTGATCGTGGCGGTGTAGCCGGCCAGCGCTGACGGTGCGAACTTGACAGCCAGGTCCGAGCAGATCGCCTTGGCGTATACCCGAGTGTTCGATGCCCCTGGGTTGTAGTCGTAGAACAGGTACGACGGCGGCTGACCGTTGCCGGTGTTCTGCGGACTGAAGGCGTACTGGGTTGGCACGATGCCCGCTGTGGCGGTGAAGTCGTAGGCACCGAAGAACGAGCTGAGCAGGTAGCCGAACGTGTCGGGGAAGATGTCACCGGCGAGGGCGATGTTCCCGATTCGGGTGCCCTGCTGTGCGCCGTAGATGTCGGCCTGCGAGCCGCGCATGTTCTTGTCGTAGAGCTGCACGTAGTCGTCGGAGAAGTCCATCGACGTAACCGGCACGAAGGCGGTCGGCCCGATGCTCGCCGTCAGCTGGAAGTAGACGTACGCATTGGGGCTGTGGGCGAAGCCCAGGGCGGCGACGGCGACAGTGGAGCCATCAGTGACGCCACTGATGGCCCCGGTGCAGGCGACCGTCTCGGTAAGCACGCCGTCGACGATGATCGCCGAGTACGTAGCACCGACGGTGCTCGAGGCGGCGGTCAGGTTCTTCAGTGTCAACGAGGTGCCGGATGCTGCCACCGACGCGCTGAGGTTGCCGTTCTGTGTGTCTTTGGCGACACCGATCCATGACCTAAAGGCTGACTGGGCCATTATGCTCAGACCTCGTTCTCAGGCGCAGGGGCCTGCTCTGTGGCCTTGGTGGCCTTGGTGGATGGTGCAGTCCAGAGCACGTAGGGCGTGCCTGGGTCGGTGTCGAACAGATACGCGGGGCCGTCATCGGTCACGCCGGGTAGGTAGTACTGGGGCATGGTGCATGGCTCCTAGTTGATGGTGAGCACGTCAACGGTTACTGACAATTCACACAGCCGACCTACCGGGGATTCGGTCCAGGTGGCGTTGCCGCCGCTGGTCCCGCTCGGGTGGGCTTCGAGGATGGTGGAGCCGAGCGTCGGATCGGTACGCACGGCGGTCTCCACGTAGCCGGCCAGGACGTAGGCACGGGCGGTGATGGCTACCGGGTCCGGGTCGCCGCTCCAGGCGGATACCAGGCAGGTGATGGTGTAGGTCTCCTGCAGCGCACCGGCCTGGTAACTCCCGAGAAACGCCTCGGGGACCACGGTGCGGCGTACGTCGGTGGCGATCTGGATGATGTCGTTCGGCGTGTCCATCCCGACCTCGCCCTGGCACACCAGGATCGTCGGGTCAGTCGCCGTCTGTGTGGTGATAAGCGTGGTCAGTGCAGCGATTGCAGCGGGGACTGTGGATACGGGAATGCTCATCCGATGCTCGGGTGGCGCACGTTGGGGGCGAGCATCTCGCGGACCCGCCCGCTGACGAAGAAGCCCATGATGGGCCGGGTCGATTCGTCGTCGTCCACCTGTGAGCCGCCTGGTCGTGGCCGGCCCTGCTGGGTGAGTTGGAAGTGAGTGCGGAGCAGCTCGAGGGCGGCGTTGGTGACGTTGGCCGGCACCTGGGCATACCCGGCGGTGTAGGTCACGAATACCTGGTCGGCCCCGTTTGGGAAGGAGGTCTGTCCACCACCGACGGTGCGACGCACGATGCGCCCTGGCGGCTCGTACATGTACGAGTAAATGGTGCCGAGGTCGGGGCTGGGGACCTGGGTCAGCGGGTACGGGATCGGGCCTCGGTACTCGGTGACCGACTGGACCGAGAGCACCGGGCGGTACCGCAGCGAGATCCAGGGCGAGCCACCGTCGTAGGTCTCGGAGACGATGCGCTGCAGGATCGGTCC